TTCGTAGCCGATGTCTTGTTTTTCAACAATTAAATCTTTTGATGCGTAAGTTTTCATATTTACAAAGTTATATTTTTTTTTATTATTCAAACAAGTCTGCAATTAAGTTTCCTATTTGCATTCCTACTGCGTTAGTTAGTATTCCCCAAATCATCCCAACATTACCTTTTGGTGGGTTATCTTGTAGCTTTAATAGTTTGCCATTTTTATCCCTTTGTGCCTCATATCCTAAAGTACATCGGCAGTTGCAAACATCACCAGCACTTCCACTTGAATCGCAAGGATGAAGCATTAAGTCAAAACCGCCTTTCTTATTTTGCAGTTTAAATGTCGCATCCATTGGTATTTTAGTGCCATCCATATTTAGGTGGTCAAATTGGTCTCGTGGAATCCTTCTTGTCCTGTTGTCTTTTGCTGCAATCCATTCTTTAACAGTTACTAATCCTGTACTCGTTGCACCAACCATTGAACCGATATTAGCAGCCCTTCCTGTTTCCGTTCTTGCTATTAACTCCGCTCTATAATCAGTTATTCCTGCGTTTCTTAACAAGGCAATTGATTCAGGTAGTGTTAGATTTTGCTCGGCTGATTGAATTAAATATCTTCTAATTTGGTCTTTGGTAGTTTGAGTAATATCGGATGCCAATTGGTCAAGTCCTTGCGTTTGCAAATATTGTAGGATAGTGTAAGCAAACAAATCCGTTTCAGCTGATTTAACCTCCAATGCCTCGTAATGCCCCTTTACTGACCTTTTAACGACCTTACTACTAATTTGAGCCATCTTTACACCCATAGCTAAATGGAGCTTTTGTATGGTCTTTTTAATGGCTTTATCGCTAATTGCGTTGTAGTCTAGTGTACGGCAATAGGTATTCACTTGATTTTGCAGTTCTTTCTTGAACTTGGGTGAATATTGTTTTAATGCGTTGGCATAAAGTTTTTTATAGTCTTGCCAAATCATTTTATGGATTTTGGTCAGGTATATTCAAAGGTTGAAATTGGTCAATAGTTTGTAGTCCTGTTGGGATGTAAAGTTTCTCTAATTCTTCGGTAGGGATATAATCAGGCACTTCAATATTCATTATATCTAACTTTTGTTTAGGGCTAATCCACCACGCCTTATCTAGCCAATCAGTTTGCTCGGATTTATTTGCTTCCAATTCTCCGTAAACTGAAAGGTCGTAATCAACATAAAGATTTGTTCCTTTATAACCCCAATCCGTGTGTAATTTCCTATTAAGGTTTTCAGTCAATGCGTTAAGTAATGGGATGGCACAACGAAGTGTTAATGCCTTTTCCCCTTCTCTTTGATTGTTATAGGTCTTTGAATCGCTATCGTTTAAAAGTTGACTAGGAACTCCGTAGATGTTACAAAGTGCTTTTAAATCCCATTTTTCCGATTCAATGATATTAAGTTCAACAGGGAAACCGATTTGTTTCCAATCTACTTTATAACCTGATACTGCTATTGAGTTAAAGTTAGCAGGGCCACCTTTTTCGCGGATAGCCTTTTTAAGTGCTTTTGCTTGTGGTTTTCCACTTGTAGGACTTTACTTCTTTTATCAAATTTACCGAATTGCGGGTAATTCTTAGTGGCCTGCTTTTAACTGCCTTAATCCCATCCCAAACAGCCTTGTCTGCTTGCTGAGCATTAAGTCCCGCGCGCCTTAATTCCTCTATTGCCTCTGGCCTAGCGCTATCGCAATAAATTGGCGTATGTCTGTTAAGGCCCGCCATTGTTTTTATTAAGTATGCAAGGTCATCATTAGTTAGCTTACTTTCATATAGCAATTCTTCTGCATATACACAGTTATCAAGTTCGCCTACCTTTATCAATGCTGTAGGGTGATTAAACCCGAAGTCCAGCCCATAACAAACGTTGCTGCACTGTGGGAACTGGTCCACTATGGTATAATGCGTATAAATACGCTCTCCCGAAGCCCCGCGCAATCCTAACCCATACACCCTCCACAATTCCTGATCTGCATCCTTTAGGCTCTCGATCTCATCTACCTGCCATTTAGCTAAATTATTTAAATTATTAAAATTTCAAAAAGGTGAAGATATTGCTGAAAAAATTCACCATTGGGCTCATGATAATGAAAAAGCATTTCAATCACCAATAAAACGAGTTTTAGGTTTTTTTATTAAAGATCCTAAAGCTTTAGAATTAACAACACAAGGTATTTATGCTATTGTAGTAGGAAGTATGGCCGCAGGATATGGAGCAGAAGCTATTTCTAGTTTAGAAAAAGCTCCTTGGTTTAAAACAGCTTTAACATCTTTAAAAACATTAGCTAAAGGTGATGAAACAATAGGTAATGCTTTCCCTGCTATAAAAGCTTTATTTACATAATATTTATAATAAAATAAAATGGCAACATATATAATTTCAGGAGTATCATCAGCACAATGTGCAACTAACGGATTTACGGTGATCTCATCAACAGCCGGACCAACGGGTGGATTTGGTCCGATCGCAGGATCTTATAAAACAGGAGCATATACTGGGGTAGATTTTGTAATTGGTATTGATACTGATGGTGATCCTACTGCCGCTCAAGCAGCATTTACCGCTACAGGTTCTGTTGGTGGAGTTTATGTGGCTCAAAGAGTACCTTTGGGGGCAGCAAATAGTTATACAGTTTGTTTTCCTCAATACGCTTCTGATCAAGGAGCTGCTACAACTTATAATAGAGTAATGGCTTATAATTTCCCTTCAGATGGAACTAACTTTACTACTAATGATTATTTAAGTGCTGCTATTCAAGGATATACTCCCGCAATTCGTAATGTAACCGAATTTATAGCAGCAATGAAACTGATTGGTATTCCTGTATTTAATAACTCAGGAACTTTACAATAATTTACAGACGGATTCATAGCCCGTCGTTTAAAAAATTTCAAATATGGAGCTGTGGCCCACCCTAAAAAGTGGGCTACTTTTAATTTGGAAAATATAAAAAAAGATATTATATTAACGTGTTAAACATATGGCAAAAAGAATTGTAATTGTAGGATCAGGAGTAGCAGGTGTAAATGCTGCTACCAAATTAGTAGACAATGGTTATGATGGTAGTTTAATCACCATTATTGATATGGGTAAAGACCCTTACAACAGAAAACCAGAAGAAGTAATGACAGGTTTTTTAGGTGCTGGAGGTTGGTCTGATGGTAAATTAACTTATCATACAGCAATTGGAGGTCAATTATCTAAGTATACAGGTGAGGAAAAGGCAATGGAATTGATGGACCAAGTTATTACTAACTTTAAACGTTTCCATCCTAAACCAGAGGAAGTTCAATGTTCTAATCCAATTGCTGAACCTGATTTTATTAAACCATATTTCGGTTTACGATTGTTTCCTGTTTGGCACGTAGGTACAGATTATTTATCTGAGATTGCTAAAAATTGGTATGATTATCTAGTATCTAAAGGTGTACAATTCCATTGGGAAGCTAAAGTAACATCTATTGTATTTGATAAAAATTTAGTATTTGTTAAAGAATTAAATCAATATGTTATTGATAAACAAGGATTTCCTGATTTTGAAGTATCTTATGATGAACTTATTTTTGCCGTAGGTAAATCAGGTATTGATTTTGCTCAACAAATTCAAGATGATTATAAACTAGAAACTGAACCTAAATCAGTACAAATTGGAGTTAGATTTGAAGCCCCACAAGAACACTTCCAGAAACTAATTGATATTAGTTACGATTTTAAATTGTATCGTAAGTTTGATACAGGTGTTTCATTACGTTCATTTTGTACAAATAATAATGCCGCTTATGTTGCTGTAGAAGAAACATATGGTGATGTTACTTACAATGGTCATGCTAAAAAAGATCCTAAATACCTAAATGGAATGACTAATTTTGGTATTATTATGGAAATTAAGGACATTGAAGATCCATTTGCTTGGTCTCGTAAAGTAGTAAATGAATTACAGTTTGCTGGAACTGGATTATATTATAGTCCATCTCGTAAAGCATCAACAACATCAGAAGGTGAAAAAGTTAGTTCAATTCAAATTGATAGTTTAGATATTGTAAGACGGGGAATGGGTAAATATTGGAATTACATAGAGGATTTTATTGAGGATATGAAAAAAGTATTTCCAACACTTAAAAATGATTGGGGTGTTTATGTTCCTGAGGTAAAATATCTTTCACCTGAACCATTAGTTTATCCTAAAGATTTAGCATTAGTAGATTTCCCAAATGTTCACTTTGTAGGAGATGCTTTATCAGCTCGTGGTATTACAGTATCAGGAGCACAAGGTATTCTAGCTGTTGAAAAATTTGTATCAACAGATGAATGGGATAACATTCATGGAGATACGACTTATTGGAATTAATTTGGAAAATTAAATAATTTTTATTATATTACAATTATGAAAACTAAATACGAACCAAGTAGAAAACTAACTAAAGCTGATGGTACTATAGCTTGGGTTTGGGAAAATAAACTACATAATTGGGAAGGTCCAGCATTAATTCCTGAAGGTGATAATCGTAAACGTGAATATCATCTTCATGGTATTCAATATACAGAAGATGGATGGAAAGAAGCAAGACGTAATCGTGAAGGTCTTCCATGGTATAAAACAGCAATGGGTCAAGCAGGTCAAAATAGAAACTAATATGAAAATAGGTTTATGTGGAACAATGAGTGTAGGTAAAACTACATTGGTAAATGCTTTAATGGCTTTACCTGAATTTGAAGGTTATAATTTTGCTACTGAGCGTTCTAAGTATTTACGTGATTTAGGTATTCCATTAAATACTGATTCTACATTAAAAGGTCAATTTGTATTTTTAGCTGAACGTTGTGCTGAATTAATGAATGAAAATATTATTACAGATCGTACAGTTATTGATGTAATGGCATTTACTAAAGCAGCTAAATCAATTGAATATTATGATGCTGAGGCATTTTGTGATGCTGCTTATAAATTAATTCCCGAATATGATTATGTATTTTATGTATCTCCTGAAGGCGTTGAAATGGAGGATAATGGAGTTAGAACTACTGATTTAAAATATAGAGAAACTATTGATAGTATTATTAAATTAATATTGTATAGGAGTAATCATAAAATTAAAAATTTTGTTGAATTAAAAGGTTCAACTGAAGAACGTATTGCGAAAATGACAGAGACAATTTTTGGTTAATATTTATAATCATGAAAAAATCTGAATTAAAAGCAGAAATTAAAGAATACATTGTAGAAATCCTCACAGAAGATGAAGATAGAGAACCTACAAAAGCAGAATTAGAAAAAGAAAAAGTAAAAACTGTTTCTAAATTCAAAATACCTAACGATCAGTTTGATGACTTTAAATCTAAACTTAAAACTTTAGTTACTAAAGTAAAAGATATGGAAAAAGGAATTGAGCGTGATAAAAAAATGGCTGCCCTAAAACAATTTATTAAAAAACCAGAATTAGTTAAAGCGTTTAAAGAAAGAGACGTTAAAATTGATACTGGAGATTTAATTGGATAATATGAAAAAAGGTTTTCCTTATATAGTTATAGCAATTTTAGTTGCGATTATCATTTGGCTTTCTAAATGTTCGGGAGAAACTATTGTTACTGGTATTGATACATCAACTAAAGTATCTTATGTTCATGATACAATTAAAGTAAAAGGCAAAACTAAAATTAAACCTGTTCCTGTAATTCGTTGGATACATGATACTATTATTGATTCAACAGGTCGTGTTGTTATTGTAAATCATAAAAAATATACAACAAACGATACTTTTGAGTATAAAACTGATTCATTTACTGCTATTTTCTATACAAAAATATATTCACAATCCCCTATTGATTCTATAAATAATAGTTTATTATCTAGTATTAGACATAAAATTATAGAAACTACTATAACTAAACAGGTTGTTAGAAAATATGCTTTATTTGCTGGTCCTTCTGTTGGTTTAAATTTAACCCATATTTCTTTAGATGGATTATATGAAAGAGAAGGAAAGATTATTTATAGAGCAGGAATAGGAGTCAATAATCAGTTTCAACCTATGTTGAGTGCTGGTATCTATTGGCAAATTTCCAAATAATATGAGTCAAGATTTAAAACAAATAATAAGAGAAGAATACATTAAGTGTGCAGGCGATCCTGCTCACTTTATGAAAAAATACTGTAATATTCAGCATCCACAACGTGGCCGTGTAATATTCAATCTATACCCATTTCAGGATAAGGTATTAAACCTCTGGAAAGACCATCCATACTCAATCGTATTAAAATCTCGTCAGTTAGGTATCTCAACATTAGCCGCAGGTTATTCTTTATGGTTAATGTTATTCCAAAAAGATAAAAACGTGTTGTGTATTGCTACTAAGCAAGAAACAGCTAAAAACATGGTAACGAAAGTTAAATTCATGTTTGATAATTTACCTTCATGGCTTAAAATACCAGCAGACGAACATAACAAATTAACATTAAGATTAAGTAACGGATCACAAATTAAAGCCACTTCAGCATCTTCAGACGCAGGTCGTTCAGAAGCTGTATCTTTATTGATAGTGGATGAAGCAGCATTTATTGAACAAATTGGAGAAATATGGGCATCAGCACAACAAACATTAGCTACAGGTGGTGGAGCAATTGTACTTTCAACACCGTATGGAACTGGAAACTGGTTCCATAAAACATGGGTTTCAGCAGAAAACCAAGAAAATGACTTTTTACCTATTAAATTACCTTGGTACGTTCACCCTGAACGAGACGAAACTTGGAGAAAACGTCAAGATGAATTATTAGGAGATCCTAGATTAGCAGCACAGGAATGTGATTGCGATTTTAGTACATCAGGTGATGTAGTATTTTATAATGAGTGGTTAGAATTTATCACTCAAACAACAATAAAAGAACCTCTTGAAAGAAGAGGCGCTGACCAGAACTTTTGGGTATGGGAACCAGCAGACTATACAAGAGATTATATGGTAGTAGCTGACGTAGCTAGAGGTGATGGTAAAGATTTTTCAACTTGTCATGTAATTGATATTGCCACTAACGTACAAGTTGCTGAATATAGAGGACAATTACCAACTAAAGAATTTGGATATTTTCTAGTAGGAGTTGCCACAGAATATAATCAAGCATTATTAGTAATTGAAAACGCCTCTATTGGATGGGCTACTATTGATGCTGTAATTGAAAGAGGTTATCGCAATTTATATCAATCACCAAAATCAGACCAACTCACAGCAGAGTCGTATTTAAAGACATATGAGGGTTCATCCGATATGACCCCTGGATTCACTATGTCAATGCGTACTAGACCGTTAATTGTGAATAAATTCCGCGAATTTGTTGGTGACCGTTCTGTAACTATTCGTTCAAGACGATTACTTGAGGAAATGAAGGTATTTGTATGGAAAAACGGTAGACCAGAAGCACAAATTGGTTATAATGATGATTTAGTTATGCCATTTGGTATTGCTATGTTTTTAAGAGACACGTCATTAAAATTCCAACAACAAGCTCATGATATGACTCGCGCTACACTAGGCAATATGAGTAAAACTTCGTATATTGGCGCTTATAATCCAAACCAAGTAAAAAATCCATATTCCCTCCAAACAGATAAGGGAATGGAGGACATTAGTTGGATTTTGTAAATATTTATAGTATATAATAAAACATAAAAATGGCTGATAAAAGTTTATTCACCCGATTACAACGCCTGTTTTCAACAGACGTAATCATCCGTAATCAGGGTGGAAGCGAATTAAAAGTAATGGATGTTGATTCAATTCAACGTTCCGGAGATATAGCAACAAATTCTCTAGTAGACAGATATAATCGTTTATATTCACCTGCCTCTACCTCATTATTAGGTTCTCAAATTGGTATAAACTGGCAGTACTTACGTACTATGGTTTATTCGGATTATGATAACATGGATTATGATGCTATTGTTGCTTCTGCTCTTGATATTGTTGCTGATGAATCTACTCTTAAAAATGATATGGGTGAAGTGCTTCATATTAAAAGTAGTAACGAGGATGTTCAACAAATTCTTTACAACTTATTTTATGATGTATTAAACATTGAATTTAATTTATGGAGTTGGATTCGCCAAATGTGTAAGTATGGTGACTTTTTCCTTAAGATGGAAATTGCTGAAAAATATGGTGTTTATAATGTTATCCCATATACAGCATATCATATTGAAAGACAAGAAAATTACGATAAAGAACATCCAAATGCTGTAAGATTTAGATACTCACCAGAAGGTATTTATGCTGGTGGTTCAGGTTATTATGGTACTCCTAATTTAGGAACTTTTAACGATAACCAACCAGGTATTTATTTTGATAATTACGAAATGGCTCACTTTAGATTGTTAACTGATGTTAACTATTTACCTTATGGCCGTTCATATTTGGAACCAGCTCGTCGTATCTTCAAACAATACGTGTTGATGGAAGATGCTATGTTAATTCATAGAATTTCTCGTAGCCCTGATCGTCGTATATTTTACATTAACGTTGGTTCTATTCCTCCAAACGAGGTAGAAAACTTCATGCAGAAAACAATTTCTACTATGAAGCGTACTCCATTAATGGATAACGCAACAGGTGAATACAATTTAAAGTACAACATGCAAAACTTATTGGAAGATTTTTATATTCCAATGAGAGGTAATGACACTACTACTAAAATCGAAACCGCTCCTGGTTTACAATACGATGGTATTCAGGACGTTACATATTTACGTGATAAATTATTTGCTGCTCTTAAAGTGCCTAAAGCATTCATGGGTTATGATAAGGATTTAAGTGGTAAAGCTACATTAGCAGCTGAAGACATTAGATTTGCTCGTACAGTTGAGCGTATCCAGCGTATTGCATTATCTGAATTATATAAAATTGCTTTAGTACACTTATATTCTCAAGGTTATACAGGTGAGGAATTAACTAACTTTGAGTTAGATTTAACTACACCTTCTATTATCTACGATCAGGAAAAAATTGCATTATTAACTCAAAAGGTAGATTTAGCTCAAAAGATTATGGAAGCTAAATTATTACCCACTGATTGGATTTATGATAATGTATTCCACTTTAGTCAAGATGAGTACGATGAATATAGAGACTTGTTAGCTGAAGACCAAAAACGTGCTTTCCGTTATAACCAAATTGCCGAGGAAGGAAACGACCCTAAAATGACAGGTAAATCTTATGGAACACCACATGATTTAGCTTCATTATATGGTAAAGGTAGAATGTATGACCAGCCAGAAAATGTTCCTGTAGGATATGGTAGTGATTTAGAATTAGGACGTCCTGAAGAAAACCCAACAGATCGTAATACACAAGATGATAATTTTGGTAAAGATAGATTAGGTGCTAAAGGAATGAAAAATGACGATAACGAATCGGATTCTATCCGACCTCAATATAAAGGCGGTTCTCCATTATCATTAGAGGCAAAACAAATTTACCTTAAAAACCGAACTTTAATAGAGGGTTTAGGTAAAAGAATAACAGCTGAAAACTCAACATTAGGAGATTCATTGTTAGATGAAAGTAAGTTAAAGGAATAAGAATCTTTATATATTTATAACAAAACCTTTGGGGAATGAACATTAAACATTCTAAG